CAGATGCTCAAGGACAAGCAGGGCGCACTGCGGGCGCTAGCCGCGTCCAAACACTAGACAATAGACAACAGACAAGTTTGTCGCGCCAGAACCCTCTAGCCCCGGTAGCCGCAATGGTACCGGGGCTAGATTTTGTCTGGGCGTGGTTGTGGGGCGTGGGACAGGGATATTGACATCTCGGTTCCGGATAGGGTATAGTAGTATAGTCTCCGTGTTATCTGTTAACGGGATGTGGTTATCCAGAAGTTCTTTTTTAGGGGGCACACACTATGCGCGACACAGTACCGAGACGAGACACTGGGGGGCACTATACCAGCGAGGGCGAGCGTCACGAGTTCGCCATCGGCTGCAAGGTGTCGGCCAGCGAGCTACGCATGTATACAATTCTGTTTGACCAGCACCGTAGGCAGTTTGGATGGCAGACAATGAGCGACATGTACCGGGCGCTGCTCAAGGACGGTATAGCGGAGAAAAAGAAACTGTTGAAGCATCCTACGCGGGACATGATAACGCAGATCGAGCAGGCGGAGGAGATAGAAAAGTTTACACGCGAAGCGATAAGGCACAGGCAACTTGAGGACCTATTCAGCGGAGTGGACGAGAGTGTTGCGGCGCTGACACGGGCAGGTGATCTCGGTGCGGTGCGCGAAATACTGAACGATTTTCAAAATAGAACGAAGCGCATGACGGACCGAGCATTGAGATACCGGCGCGAGATGGAATTTGACAGGCGGTGGAAGCGGTTATATGTTGAACTTAATCGAGGCGTAAAATTGCCCACGGAAGATAGGATTGACGATTAGGCAACTGGCGTGATATACTGTCTACCTAATGACGACAATTGCTCTACTACCCGCGCCCGCCGACATCGGGCTGCCTGAAAAATTTGACCAGTGGCGCAAGGGACAGGCCGAAGCCGTCCTGCGCGTCATGGATACGGACAAGCGCTTTATCGTGCTCGGAATGCCGACGGGATTTGGCAAGAGTCTGGCCTACATGGCGGCGGGCGTGCTTGGCGACCCGACAGTGTTCCTGACGAGCACCAAGGGCCTACAGTCGCAGCTGGTTGAAGATTTCAGCGAATCGGGACTGGTTGACATTCGCGGCATGGGAAACTACCCGTGCAGGGAGGCGAACGATGGCATTTTCACGGTTCGAGATAAACCGGTGCTCGCGTCCTGTGACGAAGGACCTTGTCTTGCCGGATGGAAGTGTCCTTACGCTGAGGACGGATGTCACTACTTCGATTCGAGGAGACTGGCCGCAACAAGTCCTCTTACTGTCACTAACTACTCCTATTGGATGTCCATTAACGGCGGGGAGAGGAAGGACGACCGTGCCGCTTTTCCTCTTGGACAGCGAGGCCGCCTCGTGCTTGATGAGGCTCACGCAGCAGTTGACGAGCTTGGAGGATATCTCGCAATTGAGGTCGGCTATTGGGAAATTGAAGGAGTACTTGGACGAGGCTGGCCGTCCACGTCCGTTATGGAGGAATGGCGAACATGGGCAGGAACTCTAGCACAAGAGTGTGTGCGAAAGGTCGAACAACTGAGCAGCGAAATCCGAATGGGCGTCGCAAACAACCGGAAAGGACTATCGAGGTTCAGGGAATTAAAAGACCTAGGTCGAAGACTGTTCGCGATTGCGGGCATGAAGGGCGAATGGGTAAACGAGGAAAGCCGCGACAGGCGGGGCAGGAGGGTAGTGAGGTTCGACCCTGTGTGGCCCGGTTCGTATTCAGAAACGGCTCTGTTCTTGAATATACCAAAAGTGGTGCTGACGAGCGCGACCATAAGGCCAAAGACGTTAGACTTGCTGGGGGTTAAGCCAAATGAATACGAGTTCATCGAGTATCCGTCAAGTTTCCCTGTTTCTAACCGGACTGTTGTGTGGGTTCCTACTGTGCGCGTTCGGTATGACATGGACCCCGGACACACCCGGCAATGGGTCGCCAAAATCGACGCCATCATCCGAAATAGGCTCGACCGCAAGGGCGTCATTCACACCGTCAGCTACAGCCGTCGCGACTACATCTTCAAGTACTCAGAGTTCGCTAACCGAATGCTCAGTCACGACGCAGGAGGCTTACAGGATTGTGTGCGACGGTTCCGGGAAAGCGGACCGGGAACCTTGCTCGTTAGTCCCAGTGCTGGTACGGGGTTCGACTTCCCCGGCGACGACTGCCGGTACCAGATAATCGGGAAAGTGCCGTTCCCCGACAGCCGGAGCAAGGTGCTGCAGGCGCGGCAGGAACGGGATAAGGATTTCTTTGCGTACGTGGCAGCGCAGTCGATCGTGCAGATGGCGGGGCGCGGTGTGCGCTCAGTTGACGATTGGTGCGAAACTTTCATCATCGACGATAACTGGCAATGGTTTATAAACAAGTACAAGGGCTTCATGCCGAGATGGTTCACTGCGGCGTGCAGGAAGTCAACTATGGTTCCGGAACCGGCTAAACTAGCCCGTGCGATACCATTGACACGTCGTCAATCTCTGTAGTAGTATGTCCGCATACAGTCGTAGGCGTGGGGCACCATAAACTTAAAACACGAAAGGCAGGACAACACTATGGCAGTTATGAAGAAGCCAGCGGCAGCGCCCCCGGCAAGGCGGGCGTCACCGGCAGCGGCAGCGGCAGCGATAGCAAGAAGTAACGCGGGAAGTGCAGCAGGCGGCAGGGTAAACGGAGCTGCTGCTGCCGACTTCTCAGGACAAGCGGCAAGCCTGAACCCTGACGACTTCACACAGGGCGGGCTACTGGACGACATGGACGTGACATTCCTTGAGTGCCGGTTCACCGAATGGGACTACAACGGGACGGCGGACAAGCCGGCATTGTGCCTGCTCGTCACCATGGAGTACGACGACCAAGGCGAGGCGAAGACGCAGGAGCAGTATTACAGCGCGGGCGACTTGAGCAGGTTCATTCCGTCGGAGGACGGCAAGCGGGCAATCTCGGTCGCGGGAGCACGCGGGCTGAACTCTAATACCAATGCGGCGCTGTTGCTCAAGTCCGTAATCGAGCAGGGATTCCCGGTAGCAAACTTCGGCGACGGCGACGTGTCGGCGATGGACGGGATGCAGTGCCATATCAACCGCGTGCCGCAACCGAAACGCGGCGGCGCAATCCAGAACGTGAACTCACAGGGGTTCGAAAAGACCGTGGCAATCGTCACGAAAATCAACCTACTGCCGGGAGAGACAGCGCCGGTCAAGGGAAAAGCGGCACCCCCGGTGAACAAGGCGGGATTGGCAAAGCCTGGCGCAGGCAGGGGAATAGCCCGTCAAGCCCCGGCTGTCGAAGCGCCTGACGACTTATCCGATGAAGCAGCAGGAATCTTGACTCAGGTTCTCGCCGATAAGAACGGCTCGGTCAAGAAGGCGTCGGTCGCCGGTGCAAGCTTCAAGCATCTGGCGGGTAACGAAAACCGGTCAGGGATACTACAGCTGCTCGCCGACCCCGAATTTCTGGCCCGCAATGACTACGGCTGGGAATTCGACGGCACCACGATCACGACGGCCTGACCCCGGCCCCGCGTGAAGGTTATTGAACTACTGTCCGACGACGTGGAGCAGCTGGTACTAAATCAGCTGCCAACTGCTCCGCGCACCGTCTCACCCGCCCACGTATCCAACATCATTCGAGACATCGAGAACGCCGTACTCAAGCCGGGCCAGAGGAGGCCATACGATGAGTTATCGAAGTCAGAGCGGCAGCGGCTTGGAACGTACGCGAGCGTCGGGTGGGCGTGGGAGGACGCCATCCGAGACGCTCTGGTCTCTTCTGGCCTTCACCCTCTGTCTTCTGACCGGTATCAGCCCGTTGGGCAGCTTAGCCTTGACGGGATTTATGGCAGTCCCGATGGCTTCGATACGGTTGATTGCTGTGTTGAGGAATTCAAGGCCACGTGGCGGTCCAGTAACAGGCCGCTAGACCCGGACTTCTGGCACTGGTTGGTGCAAATTAAAGCCTACTGCAAGATGCTGACGGTAAACTGGGCAAGACTTCGAGTGTTCTACGTAAACGGGAATTACCGGGAATCGGGGCCGCAGATTAAGCAGTTCAGGCTTGAGTGGTCGCAGCTTGAGATTGACGACAACTGGAAAATGTTAAGGGGACACGCTAAGGCGAAAGGGTGGATAAGATGAACCGCACGAGTCGACTGGGTCCACGCGGTATGAACATCAGCAATAAGGGTAATGTGTTCGAGCAGGCCGGGTTCAAACGGGCAAATGAGGACGTAAAACGCCGTCTCATTATGGCGCTGGACGGGCAGGAAAAAAGCGGTAAGAGTCACTTTGCGCTGTCGGGACCGGAACCGGTAGCCGTGATTAACCTTGATATCGGTCTGGACGGCGTGGTGCAGAAGTTCCAGTCCGACAAGGAAGTGTGGGTGCAGGATGTTAAGATCAGCATTCAGGAGCTTAAGGACCTTACGCCTCAGGCTGCTGCGACAGAGGCGGGCCGGGCCTACCAACAGGTGGTCAAGGCATATAAGGCTGTCTTGGGAGAAGCACGAACTATTGTTTGGGATAACGCGACAGAAATCTGGGAACTTCTCCGAATGGCAAGGTTCGGTAAGCTGGACCACGTCAAGCCGCACCATTACGGCCCAGTTAACGCGGAATACCGAGACCTACTGCGCATGGCCTATGACCAAGACAAGACGAACCTCATTCTATTACACAAAATGAAGGACGAGTATGTGGACGACAAACGAACCGGAATGGTAAAAAGGTCAGGCTTCAGTGACACCGGATTCTTGGTACAGTTCAACGCCCTGTGCTACCGCGGGCAGGAGGAGACTGTCCCCGACTGCTTCCATAT